AGGGCATAGTATCCACTGACCTTCTAAGTCAGGCATAGCAACCAAGGGGTCTGCAAGGCGGTGGTAGCCATACAGGCGTTCATTTGGCGGAACATCACTGTCTAATAATGATGATCTTGGGCTTACTCCAATGCCAATGCCTTCGCTTAGGCACTTGCTTACCCAAAATTCAACGCAGGCTCTGCCAGCCTCAGCAAAGTGCAGATTGTGCCTGTAACTAAAATCTATTCCAAAAAGGTCCATGTGTGCGACCTCATTCCACAAGCCAAACGCAATCGTGTATGCAACCGTTGTGCTCAAGTAGGCGCACCGCTGGCTTTCTACAATCTCGCCAAGTGGGTACTCAACAATTGCTGGAACACGGTCATCTAGCTCACACGAATAAATTGGTTTGTCGAAGGTGGGCAGGAGTCGGCGCATGACTTCGGTTTGATTGCCAGCGTCTTCAGTATCTAGATAACGGCTTGCAGGGTCCATCATGAACACCCGGTCGCAATCAAAAGCGGCTAATGCAGAATTAATGCACCATGTCTCGTCCCACTGTTTACTGTTTTCCAACCCAATTACATAGTCAATCTGAGAGGTTCCCAGACCGATTATTGCTATTTTTTTTCCTTTGAGTCCTGCAATTTTTTCCATTAAGTAATCCCTGTCCGCAATAAGTCGTACCTGTACTCGTCTCTGGTTCCACGGCCTTCGCTCAGATTCTTCATCCGAGTTATGCCTTCTTTGAACCGAGCCTCGAAGGTTCCTATTACGTCAGGGGCTTCCTTTAGGAATATAGCAGCCTCAGCCAAGGTGCCATATAACAATGGATCTGGGTGATCCGTTGACAAAACAGTAGTGCCTGAATCAGAGCCAGCCGTCAGTGACGGGGGCTTATACAGGTAATGCAACTCTGCCGTATAGCCAGCGTCTGGAGTTGGTGAAAGCTCAAAAGCAGTTTCGCTAAACATTGAATAATACTTAGGCCGACCAACCGTTGCTGTGTTGGGGCTATATTCCTTGATAAACGAAGGGTGCTTAAACTCCAAATAATGGTATTTGTTATTGCTATCAATCACAGCCAGTGAGAACGGCGAAAAATAATCGGTTGGCGTTGCCAGAAACCGATTGTTCACGCTCAATGTACCTTGCACGTTTTTTCTTTGCTCTGGGAGCTGAACCATTTTGAAGATTCTGCTCTCAGCTTCCTGAATAAACGTGTTCAGGTTGTTGTTAAACGTAGTCTCATTGACCTGCAAGTAATCTTGCACAGTTGATTTTAATGTAGCTAAAGTGAAGCTCATGACGTAGTTACCTCCACAGCACCTACACTAACAGTAAGTCCAAAAGTTTGCAAAGTTGTGCCCAATTTTCCATTCCCAACATTAGTATAAACAGAAAAGAAATTGTTGTCGTTGCCGTCAGCGGCAAGGTCTGGCCTAGATATTTTTAAAGCCTGCGGATCAACTGGTGATGGCTTTGGCATTAACTGAGGGTGCTTGGGAGACCATTGGTCCGGGCCAACTAAGAGCCCATCCCACGTCATTTTCATGTCGCGCAGGCGATAACGAAAGCCTGTGATGTCACATATGCCAAACGCTTTTTTGTTGCTTGCAAAAGCCATTAGCCTAAATTGTATCCGCGAAGATCTGGCGCAACCCTAAATGAGACGCGAGTCTGGTCTTGCGATAACGCCCGTTCAAACTCTTCTTCATAGAGTTGTTTAAGCATACTAACCTTGTCTGGTGATCTTTTTAGAGCCATGTAATAAGCAAGGCCAGCAGCCAGACACGGGTAAAACCTAAAAGGCATTTCCAGCGTGTTTGCGCCAACATCCGCATCATCCATTCTTGTTAACACATTGCAAAGAACCGTATATGTGGAGCTGGAATCAGGGGAAGGCCAAATTGTAATGGTTGGGCTAATCTGCTTATCAATAAAATATTGATTAGGCTTGCCAGTTGTAGTCTTAATGCTCAAGTTTGAATACTCGGACCTAGACAACCTGCTCAAAGGCATATCGGTGGTTTCTCCACCAATAGTTTGTCTAATAAATACGTCCAACACGTCAATTGTAGCCGTTGGATTAACGCTATCTACATTGTAAGTGACGGTGCCCTGAATCATTGGTATGCTTTTTTGAGTTATTGTCCATTGATTCAAGCCCCTGTTAGCCCATTCAGCAAGCATCAAGTTCAGAGACCTAGTCGCACTTTTTAAGTCATAGCCGGTGCGAAGCTCTAGGCCACATCTCTCGAATGCCTCTTCAACGTAATCAGCCACGTCTAACTCAAAATCTTTGCTTCCGCTAATCGCCATTTTTTTCACTTGCGTATAAGTTATTAAACACTTGATTTACATCAAGCGTGTAGTCTAGATCAGATTTGCTGTAATGAATATGTTGTGATGGTCTAAAGTCGGGGGCACCAGAGCCTGTTTCAAACCACGCAGGGTGAGTAACCCTTACTCGATTATTTGGCAATGCGACAATGTTTCCAGTCCACTTCCCAGCATCAAGCAGCTCTAAAACATGTGACTGTTTGTGTTGAGCAGGGTCATCAGCAATTTCGTTTTCGGCATAATCAACGGTAAAAAGATACTTTGCTGGGTACATCTCTCCGTCAATCATCGCAAGCCAAGGCGTTGGTGTTGCTCGGTCCAAAACGTAAACCGCATGGGTGTGCGAACTACAATCCCACGGTTGAGCTGCCCAAACAGGCATTGGCTCAGGCCACGCTTCAAACGCTGTATCGGCAACCAACGCTGTGATGGGCATCCTTGCCCACATAGCCCCGCCATGCACATTTTGCTCGTCATCATCGTCATAACTTTCAGCGCCAGTAAAAATTAACTGGAAGCTCAAACATCTTGATGGCATCGTCGTAACTGCGATAGCCATTGCGTGTATAAATTCACCATGATACTTCTCATGGTTGTGAGTGTATTCCTTCCTCACCCAGCATTTAAAATGCGGAATGTTGCTTTGAAGGTAAGCCACTATCTAGAGCCATACAAACCAGTCTTTTGTGACGACGGCTTTCTAAAGTTTGAAGCTCCGCCCTTTGATGCACCGCCTTTAGCGTACCCTTTGGTCTTCATCATTCCGCCCTTTGGTGCGCCGCCTTTAGCATACCCTTTGGTCTTCATCATGCCGCCCTTTGATGCACCGCCTTTAGCATACCCTTTGGTCTTCATCATGCCGCCTTTCATACCGCCTTTAGTGCTCATTTTGCTTTTCATAATTTTACCGCCATCTTTTGCAAAGGTTTTGACGTTGGTAGGTTTACCTCCAACGCCTTGTTTTTTATTTCTTTTTCTACTAACCGCCGAAGAAATTTCTTTCTTACTCATACTACGGGCTTTATCTGAGGGAACACATTTTGGGTATCCTCGATCAGAATCTTTGGCGCTTTTTCGACCACATGGCTCAAATCCTCCGCCTTCTTTTGGCGCTGAAATATCAACCCAGTTTTCTGAGCCAAACCATTTGTCCAAACCGCGCTTTTTACTCACTTGGAACCCGCGTCTTTTTTTGTTTGCTTGGCATAATTGCTCCACAGCCGCGTCCCTGAACCATAACGGTTCCGCCAAGGTTCATGTTCTTAGCTATGGCTTGTCCACGCTTGCGCTCGTAACGACTAAGCTTGCCATCTTTATTCAGATCGCTTTTCTTCTCATTCAAGGTAACTTCTCCGCCTGTTGCGCCTTTGTATTTGCCGCCCATGCGCTTGTATTCTTGCACCATATAGCCGTTAGAATACGCACTGGGATATACGTCAAATTTTGCCCTAGCCTTAGCCTTTGCCTTGGCATAGAGCTTCGGGTTTGCCACGTTTTTAGGTGTTGCCATTAAAACATTCCGCCTATACCAATTCTGCCAATACTTCTGCGAATCGCTTCCAGATCAGGCATACCCGGCGTAGGTGCCGGTGCAGCTACTGGAGCAGGGCTAGGTGTATACCCACCTACTACCGTGTTAAAAACTCCGTCCCCTCTGCGCCTTCCATCAGGGGCAGACGGCATAGGCTCAGGTCGTCTTGCAGACAGCCCTCTGCGACCATAAGCTGGGAGTGCTGGCGCAGCAGAACCATACCCCTCATTAACATCAAAGCCTTCGCCGTACATATTGTTTTGTATGTCCGCCATGATTTCTTCTGAAGTCATTGGTGCAGCAGGGATAAAGCCACCCTCGCCACCAATACCTTGACCGTACATATTGTTTTGTATGTTGGCTACAATCTCTGCCTCAGTGGCTGGTGCAGCCACAGGTGCAGGCGCTGGTGCAGCCACAGGTGCAGCCGCTGGTGCAGCCACAGGTGCAGCCGCTGGCAGTCCAGCCATAACCTCTTCCCTTATCTGCTGTCTCATTGCATCCATGTCAATCGCAGGTTGTTGTGGGCGACCTTCTAATGCAGAAATTCTGTCTAATAACGCCTGCCGATCATCGGTTTGAGCGGTTTGTTGCTCCTGAGCTTGACGCATTAAATCTTCGTACTGTTTTTGCATTTGTTCAATGCCGCCAACCGCTGGGTCTTTGTATTGAAACTGGGTCATTGGGTCGTCAGACCTTTCTCCACGGTCAAATACCGGGCGGTTCATTAGGTAATCGCCCATCTCTTTATACGGGCTTGAGCCACCAAAATACGCTTGTTGATCGGCATTTAAGTTGCTGTTCAACTGACTTTGATCACCACCCATTGGTGGAAAGGGAAATCTTTTTTTGTTATCAGGAAATAAAGGTAAATTCCCTCCGGGTAAAATGCCGCTATCTTTGCTTTTCATTGCTTCGGTTAACCTATCTTTTATCGGACGATTATCTATAACAGGAGGTGGCCTAACTGCCATCCTACCCTCGAAAGGGTCGTTTCTTATATAATCTTTTAACCGCGCATCTCGTACCGTATCAAGAATGCCGCCCATAAAGCCGCCGCCTTTTTGGAAGTCTGAGCCGCTCATCGGTGGAACATTTTTTGGCGCTTGCGTTCTATTTGCAAAATCACTAAGTTTTGAAAACAACCCGCCTGTAGCTCGGTCCCTATCTCTGCGCCGGGACGCTGCCGCCATCATTTCTGAAGCATGATCTCCTGCCATTTGACTCATATCATTCTACCAATTTTTGCACGACCAATAGGCTGCTGTAAAAACGTCTTTTTTCTTTTGCACCGCTTCGCAGTTGTGACGAGCTCGAAAGCTTGCCCGGTTTTTGGGCTGATCCTTTTTGATGCTCATTTTTGGATCGCCGTAACGAACAATCTTGACCTGATCGCCCTTCTTAGCCAAAACTTTGAACTTCTTGTTTTCGCCGGGGGTGCGAACCTGCTTGTTATAGCCGGGGAAGGACTGTCCCGAATAGGTCAGTCGTCCAGCCTTGGATCTTTTTACGTCGCTTGTATCAGCCATTATGCATGGAACACTGTCAGGGTTAAGAACGTTGAAACCGTATACTGAATGTAGATGCCTTCCGAAAAAACCACCCCATTCTCTGGTACGACAACGTCTCTTGTCGCTGTAGCAGAAGCAACAGAACTTATCTTAAACAGGCTCGTACCTGCCGTTGATGCGGTCAAAAAGTCCACCGTCCCAGCCGTTGCAGTGCTTGTTAAATATGCGCCCTTCAACCTAGCCCTACCGGCAAAGATAATGTCTGAAGAATCACCACTAATACCAGCCTTGACGGTTCCAGCAGGATCTCCGACCGCAGTTATGCTTGCAATCGTAAGAAAAAATGCCGCACTTGTAGCAACACCTGCATTAGCTCCAGTAAGTGCCTCTGTCTGAGCAGTACCATTAATGTCGGTGCCTACGATAGTGAATGAAATTTCATCATCATCGCCACCAGACGTAATTGTTACTTTTCTAGCATTACTTAAAGCAACTGCACCTCCACTAGCAAGT